CATGGCTTCAACCGGAAAACACAGAGCAGACCCCATCGACGCAAACTTTCTAAGGGTAATTATTTCACCCGAAGGAAGCTGCGCCCTCTTTGACCGACATGCTTGAATAGCATCCTGATAATCAGGAATACTATCAAACATCCGATTAGCGAGCGCATTTGGCACGCGATCGCTAGCTGCAGAGAGATCTAGTGTTGCATATCTTTCTGTAGCTGAAGAGGTCATAGCAAGCTTCTTATTTATCTCTTGGTTAGTAAAATTCACATGACCTCGAGTAAATGAGGAGCGTTCGAGAACTCTTACAAGTTCCCGTGAAAGAGCTTGTTGTGTGTATTGCATACACACAGGCTCAATCGCTATGATGCGGGGAGACTTCAAGGTCTTTGGAACAGTAATTACCCTTACGGGTAATTCCTCTTCCTCAGGGACGAGTGAAAGCTGCTCGAACTCCGGTGCATCACAAGCATTCTCTGACGAGAAAGCAAAATGAAGCACCGGAAAGTAAGGTTCGAGCCTCTCGTGCCACGTTTTATGAACGTATTTCAGATTCCCCGAAATATGTTCACAAGTGGCTCCAGGTCCATGTCGAGGAATAACGTCAATAACTGAGGGCATTTTGCCACCAGAAAAGACGCTACCCCAAAGACAATCGCTAATAGACAAAAATCTTTTAGCGACATCTGGATCGAGGACTGCCTCGAGGTCTTGCTCACACTTTTGAAACTCGCGGATTCCATTGCGAGAGCGACTAGCTTCGCAAGGAACCTTGAGCTTCTTGAAGGCGAGACAGAATTGTCTGACGCCTTCGATGGCCGAGATATTTGGCTCATCAAGTATCCTCCCTGTCAAAGAATCGAACACGAGAGCGACGATACCTTGCAGAAATGCAGGGATTCGTCCAACTTTTCGAAATGATCGAAAAGCTGTAGGCTCTATGCCAGAATTCGCGAGACTTCTGTCGAAGTCTTTAGCAAAATCCGGCAAGGTTATCGTAAGAAACGATAACCCTTCGTGTTCAACCCGAGATCTCAACACATCGAGATCTCGCTTTTGATGGTTAGCTGCGCACTTTGCCGTGACATCTATATAGATGTTTTCGGCAACACTAAGTAGGTCGCTTACGTGGCTTTTCACATTTCCTCCAATATAGGGGGTAAATGTCCAGCCACAGCCGCCTCCCCAGATCGAGCTCCAAGCTCATTCTGGCAAACTATTACCTGAGGTAGATGGCCAACCTCTTTTCACGGAGGATCAGCCATCTACCCTGTTGACCACTGTGCTTAGAGTTAGCTCTGATTCGAG